AGCCCTAAAGAAGTCGCGTAATACTAAAAAAACTAGGGGCACTCGTTATAATAAGCGTAAACATAATAGGAAACCTATGGGTAAGAAAAGAAGAACAAGAAGAACAAATAAAAGAATGCGCGGAGGAAGTTCTATAAATTTACTTACTTCTGTTGGAACAAGTGCGGGTGCGACTACGGTAGGCATTGTATCCGGTCAAACTAATGACGTTTCACCAAATGTATACAACCAACCCATTGTTAGTCCAATCATAGGTTTCGTATAATTTTTATATTTTCTAATTATATAAACAATACTATGATCGGATTAAAAGATTTGTGTACGCCATCGTACGTATATTTAGTAATCTCGATGTTTGCCATCTTGATTATCGGCGCACAAAATATTGGAAATGTAGATACGTATTGCATTGGTTCTTATAAATGCGATGTAACTAGTACATATATCGTGTTTATTGTCAAAGTGTTTTACATTTTATTTTGGACTTGGATATTAAATATTATGTGTAAAAATGGGTCGACCAATTTTGCTTGGTTATTAGTATTATTGCCATTTGTATTATTATTTATTATGTTAGGTATGTTTATTTTATCGTCTGTACCCACACTGAAACTCATTTAAATGTTGCCAAATGTATAACACGCACCAATGTGGTTTATATTTTAATTGTAAAATATAAAGCATATGCCACATACCATACAATGAATAAAGAAACGCTTAATATATTAATGTATACGCATCGCGTACCCTATTATGTAATTCATAAACATATAATTCCATATACATATTTGCCTCAATCAAAAGTCCTTTTACGAGATATTCGAAATTATATACAGGATATAAACTTAATAGAAAGTGTTTATCTAACGCAATATAATGAATTTATACTGTTGTCAGATCTTTTTCTTTTTCATGGTTATAATTACAATATGAATGACATTAGCAGTAAATTGGCATCGTTATTTACACGACATATTATATTAAAAAATGCAAATCAAGCAGAATTATATCTATATTTGAGATCAATTATTGTACCGAACAAAAGACATCAAACTGTTAAATTTATATGGGGATTAATGTCTCCCGAAGAGAGAAACGAGTTCATTAACGACTATTTGTTAGATACCATGACTGTTTAATAAAATTGAAATTATATCAATTCTATAATATATATAAAATAATAGTTATATAAATTATAACAATGAACCCTACAATCGCAAATATCTCTGAAACGAATGGCGTATATAAGTTTACGTTGTCCAATTTAAATGTGAGTTTAGCAAATGCTATTCGTCGAACTATTTTGTCAGATGTACCATCCGTAGTATTTGACGCGGAGGAGAATGAGCGATGTATCATTCATAATAATACAGGTAGGCTTCATAACGAAATATTAAAGCATAGACTAAGTTGCATACCCATTCATATGGATGATTTAGATCTTCTTCCCGATAATTATATTATGGAATTGGATGTAACCAATGATACAGACAATATGATTATTGTCACGAGTGAAGATTTTAAAATTAAAAATAAAACATCCAATAATTATTTAACTAAGGACGAAACACGTAAGATATTTCCAGCATCACCAATAACAAATATGTTCTTAGATTTCGCACGATTAAGACCCAAAATCGGATCGTCCATTCACGGAGAACAGATAAAACTAACATGTGAATTTACAATCCGCACCGCAAAGGATAATAGTACATTTAACGTGGTTTCGAAGTGCGCGTATGGCAACACCGTTGACGCGGTTAAAGCAACGGAAAATTGGAAGAAGGTAGAACAACGCCTTAAATCGGAAGACGCAACTCAAGAGGAAATCGCGTTCCAAAAAAAGAATTATTATTTATTAGACGCACAAAGATCATTCATTGACAACAGTTTTGATTTTGTAATTCAGACGGTTGGAGTATATGAAAATAAAGACATTGTAAAAAAGGCGTGTGTTGCTCTGCAGAATAAATTAGTGGCTTTCGTTCAAAATACGGAGTCGAATTTGATCCCTATTAATACAAGTGAAACTACAATGGATAACAGTTACGATGTTATTTTAGAAAATGAAGATTATACATTAGGAAAAACGCTCGAATATATATTATATGAGAAATACTATAATGGTGATAAAATATTAACTTATTGCGGTTTTAAGAAATTTCATCCACATGATTCCGACAGTACGTTGCGACTTGCGTTTTCACAATCAATTGACAAAAATATGGTCGGTCAATATATGAAGAATGTTGCGATTGACGCAAAGGACATATTTAAAAAAGTTCATGGTTTGTTTTGATTGATATAAAAAATGACACCCGGATAATTATGTCATATTTTTTATTTTTTTGTTGAAGTCGACCGACACCGTATAAGTGACGAAATATTATTTTTGCGATAGTTAGTATAACTAAATGTGTATACCCCAGTGCTATATGCACGAATATTTAATACAATTGTAGAATTTACCTTGTTAAATAGGTTAGATTTGGTTGGTAAATTGTTATCTTCGATGTCAAGTTCATCAAATGCGTCTGAGGTTAAATCGTTTAATGAATAACACACTGACGTAGAACGATTCATGGTGATGGTTGTTATTTGATATATACTTATATATGATTGATGACATTGCATATATAATTAAAAGTAAATCAATTTTTATATAATAATTCTGTTCCATAAAATTGATAAATGCGTTTCATAATTAGTTACATACAGTTAAATAATTATGAAATTTCCAAGGTATTTATCGTGTTTCTGTAGCAGTAGTAATAGTGACTATATATTATCCCCGGAAAATCAACGAACGCATGATGTAATAAAAGACATTGAATATAAGAATACCGTTCCATTTATGCCTCCTATTCAATATGGGAAGGTTATTAAAGTATATGACGGAGATACAATTACTATTGCCTCACTCTTGCCAAATACGGTTTCTCCAATTTATCGGTTTTCAATCAGATTGAATGGAATAGATACCCCCGAAATAAAGGGCAAAACAATGGACGAACATGAAATGGCGATTCATGCTCGTGATTTATTACATGATAAAATATACGGTCAATTTGTAGAATTAAAAAATATTACTAATGAAAAATATGGACGTGTATTAGCAGATGTGTATTTGCATAATGAAAATATTAACGAATGGCTGATAAAAGAACAAGTTGCCATACCATATGATGGAGGGAAAAAACAGACATGGAGTGATAATTGGGGCTCCGTATAAAATTGAAAATGTGAAAATGATAATGATACATATAACTAATATTCGTAATCAATATGGAACGCAGACTTAACACCAAATTTGAAGATTATATCACATCCTTTAAAAATGGGATTCGTGATAAAATTAACGAACTGGGAATCAATGAAGTTGATAAAACGAATGAACTTATGGGGTTTATTTATGACTATGAACGACTGGTCTTTCACAAAGATGATATTTGTAAACGAAAACGTGTGAAAAATACTGTGCCGGTCATAAATAGATGCAGTGCAAAACGTGCGAACGGAGAACAATGTACTCGTAGAAGAAAAGATAATCTTGAATATTGCGGAACGCATGTAAAAGGAACACCACATGGACTGGCGAGCGACGCGCAATTGCCAGAAAATCTTACACATAAAGTAGAAGTGATCGCACAAGAAATTGGCGGAATTGTATATTATATAGATAATTACAATAATGTTTACAATACAGAAGACATTATGAATGAAAAACAGAACCCGAGCATTGTAGCACAATATATTAAGCAACATAATACATACTCTATTCCCGAACTGGGTATTTAGTCATTTGATTCCGATTTAGTTTTAGATATTTTACGGGTGATATTTTCTTTTGTAACTTCTACTCTATTATCTTTTATAAAGTTGCTAATCGTAGACGCCTGCGTTATGTCGCCATTATAATATTTGGTTAAAATATCAAATAATACCTTATTCGTTACCGGTTTTTTTACATTTTTTTTGGTATAACAGATTTGACCGTCATTTAGATCAAAACAGTCTATGTCATTTGATTTCATTGTTTCCATTAACTTTGTATTTATATTTATTCGCTCTTTTTTTCTAGATGAAATTTCGGTCTGCAAATGACGTATTTCATTATCGATTCTCACCCACTCCTTTACAGTTTGTATCAATTGTTTTTTAGCATTCTCCATTTATTATTATAATAGCATTATTTTTATATGTTTTGTTGTAGAATTTTATATATTCACATATATTAAATATGCTTTTTACATCCAAATCTAGACAAATTAACAATGCGAACTCAATTCAAAAAATTAGTTCTGTTCCAAATATGTTTGCACAAGTAGTTCGTCATCGCAATCCAACCATTACTAATAATATAAATACGGTTACCCCTAGTGACGGACACAAAATGACTTGGGGTAATCCAACGTGGACTTTTTTACATATTTTGCCAGAAAAAATAAATGATAATACCTTTAATATAATTAAGGATGATCTAATGCGCATTATTGTTACTATATGTGATAATTTACCTTGTCCGGCTTGTTCGGATCATGCTAGACAATATATGAATAGTGTAAACTGGACTTCGATCAGAAAACGCGATGACTTGCGAAAAATGTTATATAATTTTCATAATGCTGTAAATAAACGAAAAGGATACGCGGACTATTCATTCGATAATGTAGAGTCTACATATTCAATGATGGATTTTAAACGGGTTTCTCATGAATTTATGGTGCGGTTTCAAAAACGTGTATATGCTGTCAATCTCATCGCACAAGAAATGCATCGTCAAAGACAAATAAAAACAATTAGACAATGGATTCTAGACCATTTAAAGTTTTTTCAATAAAATCTTATATAAACTATTTTATTGAAAATTTGGAGTTATAACTTGCTGATTACCTTACCGTTTTTATAAACATTACACCTAAATGTACTTTTGGTTGGTTTGCTACATACCTGGTTCTTGGCTGAACTAAAATATATTAATTGGGGCGTTTTAGTTGTGGAAATTATGTACGCCCATATGCTACCAACACTAGCGCCAACGAACAATGATATCAATAATTGCATGTATGAATAACAACTATTTCTGTAATTCCATAAAAAATCAAATGCTAGAAGAAGTGGGAAGAATATTAATGTTGGAGTGTTATTCTTTACTAAGTCATATTTTAATATCGCAAACAATAAATACATAAATGTATATGCGATGGTCGACTGACCTAATGGCAATCCAGATGCATCCATATCCGATTGACCGAATGTTAACATGTTACATATTTCAGGACGATTCTCTGAATCTACGCCTATTCCAGCGGGTAATGACTTACTAATCAACGTGGTAATGAAAGAACATAATAATAATCCTACTAAATATATAATACCTTTGAAATCTTGATTAAGTACCGACGCTAATGTAAAGAATGATGCTAGTACAAATGGTGCTAAACGAAGAAATAAATAAGCAAAACCGATAAGATCTATTTCCATTTAAATAATTGTTATATTATAATCATATATTTGTTTGTAATTCCTATTCAAATACATATTGTATATCATTACACCGATCAGAAAGAACCATTTGGTTCCATTGCAAATATTCAAGGGCGTAAACTATATACATGTTATTAAACTATATAAATGTAACTCCCCGATAATGTTAGTGCAGTTAATAAATAACTTGTAATATAATGGGTATTCCAAGTTATTTTTCTCAAGTTATTCGTAAATATGCGAGAATTATGAGAAATCACGACTTTTTTAACAATACCGCGCCAATTACTCACTTGTATATGGATTGTAATTCAATTGTATATGATTCGTATCATTCCCTTGCCAAAACTTTTAAATATACCCCAGAACAACATTCTGAATTTGAAGATACATTAATACAAATGGTTGCAACGGGCATAGAAAAATATATTTACATGATCCACCCCACTGAGGTTGTTTATATATCATTTGATGGAGTAGCGCCCATTGCTAAAATGAAACAACAACGTTCACGTCGATATATGACACAATTCATGTCAAAAATTAAATATGACGAAAATCAGGTTAACGACCCAATGTGGAACACTTCATCTATTACACCCGGAACCGTTTTTATGGATAAATTATCCGCACATATTTATTATTATTTCCAATTAAGCGAACAAAAATATAATGTAAACCAAGTGATTGTATCTTGCTCCGACAAACCGGGTGAAGGCGAACATAAAATATATCAACATATTCGAGATAATGATCTTTCTGGTGCTACTGTATCTGTATACGGATTAGATGCGGATTTAATCATGCTTTCCATTTTTCATTTGAGACATTGTGATAATATATATGTATTCAGAGAAGCACCCGAATTTTTGAAAAATTCTATCCCATTAGATATACAAAATCATGACAATAAACCGTATTTTATTGATATTCAACATTTATCTGAATGTATTATCATCGAAATGGACTGCTGTGATAGAGACCCTTCGCGAATTGACGATTATGTATTCTTGTGTTTTTTTCTAGGGAATGATTTTTTACCTCATATTCCATCTCTGAATATACGTACCAATGGTATCGATACGCTAATTAATGCGTATAGAAAATGCATTGGAAATGTACCAAATAAACGACTCATTACTAGCGCTACTGGCACGGTACATTGGGAAAATGTAAGAAAATTAGTTAAAGCGATGGCCGATATTGAACCGGAACTAATGAAAACAGAACATAAATTACGAGAAAAATTTGATAAATTTAAGTTTCCAGAGACTACACGAAGCGACAAGGAAAATTTACTATTGAACGCGCCGATTATATATAGACAAAAAGAGAAGTCAATAAATAATGCGATGAATGCGATGAATGGTGTAGGTAGTGGTGTAGGTAGTGGTGTGTGTCGTTACAATGCGTTATTAAGTGTGGATGTTTCAAGTTATGTATGTGGATTGAATTGGGTGTTGCGTTATTACACGTGTGGAGTATGTGATGCGTGGTGGTATAGTAGTCACAGCGGTCCATTATTATGTGATGTATTAAAGTGTCTCGATGCGTTGGATGTGTCATTATTTCGTGGTGAAAGGTTATCGTGTATGGGTTATACGCAGATGGCGTATGTGTTGCCTCGAGAAAGTTTGAATCTGTTGCCCCCTAAGATCGAAAGGTTCCTACTAGAAAACTACAGTGAATTGTATCCGTCAACGTGTGAATTTGAATGGTCGTACAGCCGTTACTTGTGGGAAAGTAAACCCCTATTGCCCGAAATTCCATTGACATTGCTAAAAAAATGGAACTATCAATTCCAATTATATAAAGAAAACGAGAAGGATAAGATGTTGCGATTGGACTTATAATTTCATTGACATTGCTAAAAAAAGGAACTGCCAATTCCGATTTTTATGATAAGTCTTATAATTCCATTTATGATAAGTCTTATAATTCCATTTATGATAAGCCTTATAATTCCATTTATGATAAGACCTATAATTCCATTTATGATAAGTCTTATAATTCCATTTATGATAAGCCTTATAATTCCATTTATGATAAGACCTATAATTCCATTTATGATAAGACCTATAATTCCATTTTTATGATAAGTCTTATAATTCCATTTATGATAAGACCTATAATTCCATTTTTATATGATTTTTTTATACTAGGAACGAGCAACCGGTTTCTTGCGAACCACCGCAACCGAATTCTTCATATAACTCATCTTGGACGCATGCTTCACTATACATATCTTGTGAATATTAATTAATGGTTTGTGTTCCATTGTAAATTGTATGGGGTTCATTGTAAATTCTTAAATTTGAGAGGGGATGCTATAAATTGTATTACTTAAAAGTTTTCAATTTTATGGTGCATTATGCTATGAAAATTGAAAACTTATTTTACATCATATCATCTCCATAATATACTCAAAATTTGACAATGGATCATAAAATTAATTTATTAAGTGCGCGTACGGTTTCTTGGGATTCTATAATGGATAAATATGAATTGTGTAATGAATGTGATGTAGATATCATCACACACGCATGCGATAAATGTGGAAGTGGTGTGTGTAAACAGACTGACTGCAGTTGGCAATTTCCCAACAAATATAATTCGAACTATATACTTTGCCATGGCTGTTTCGCAGATATAGACAACAAACTTATCAATTACGACCATATGCTTGTTTATAAATTCTTGAAAAACAACATGCGAAAACGACGAATTAGTTGTTAACCTTACATACTGTCTCTACATAAAACCTTACATACTGTCTCTATCTACAAAAAAACTATTCGGTTTTTTTACGACCTTATACCATACCATTCATTTATGGATATGTCACTCATTTATGGATAAGTCCGTTGAGTATTATTATACTAATTACTGCTATTTCATGTCAATGTTCTCAATATCAATAAAATAATCTATATAATATTATTTTATTCAGTGGATTGTCCTCTATCAATTATGGTTTCCTTGAGAATGTTTTTCATGATCTTATCTTCAAATGCCTTGTTCTTATCTGTTCCCATACCACCCAATGCGGATTGAGAATATTTGAAGAAGTTCTCGTAGTTTGCTGTCCCCGACGTATTCACATCGGGTGTCGCTTCCATCCATTCTGATGTCAATGATTTATTATCCTTTGCTACATTGTTGACAGCCTTCCTTAATCGGACTTTCTCCTCGTCCTTCTCCCATTTATCTTGGTCCTTTACATAGACCGTCTCACGCTTCAAATCCGTACAATGTACTGGACGGTCATGTAGTTCCATATTGTTAATCCTTTCTACCATGACTTTCGAAATCCCGTCTACGAATCCCAGTTCCCCAGTTTGAATGAAATCCTCTATTGTTAGGTTCATGGAGTTGACAAAATCAGTTAACGACATTGCGTTCTTACAATCTTCATTTAAGAATACGTTAAGGTTGAACTTGTTATGGCTATTCACATTATTGTTGTTATTGTTGTTATTATTCCCCATATTGCTAGCCATTTCCATCATTTGTTTATTTTGATCTATGAGTAATTGCTTGAACTCTTGGTTATCTTTCACTAACTCTATATTCTGTTTGATTAACATTACTATTGCATTATCATTTTCGGTCACTGTATGTGGTTGACTCGTGTTGATATCAGTTACTTCGTCGGTCGTATGGGTACATGTTTTTTTATGTTTACACAAACTAGACATATGTTTATACTCTTTACCACAATCGCATATATACACGTTTGGCACGTTTGGCATTTTGGCATTAGTATTTGTTAGTCTGATATGTTTTGCAGTAGTTAAATGTATAACATAGTTACTTTGTTTACTGCATTTAAAGTTACATATTTCACACACATGTATACTGGCATTTTTCACGTTAGTCATTTGTTCGTATATAATACTAACCGAAAAAATGCCTAAATACTTTCACCCTTAATATACTTAATTTTTACAGTAACAACATTTTACAATAAAAATCCGAAATAACACCATAATGGTAACAATCCCATATTTGCATGTTTCTATTTACAAAACTATATTCCCCAAATGAAAAAAGGACATTTATTTATGTCCGTTTTTATTTAGTTAAGCCATTTCTTTTATCGGTTTTTGAAGAAATTGGAGAACATTATCACAAAACTCATTTATGGATATGTTACTCATTTATGGATAAGTAGGTTTACTGTATAGTACTATTACTGTCAATGTTCTCAATATCAATAAAATAATCTCTATAATATTATTTTATTCAGTGGATTGTCCTCTATCAATCGTTGTCTCCTTCATTATATTCTTCATGATCTTATCTTCAAATGCCTTGTTCTTATCTGTTCCCATACCACCCAATGCGGATTGAGAATATTTGAAGAAGTTCTCATAGTTTGCTGTGCCTGACGTATTCACGTCGGGGGTCGCTTCCATCCATTCTGATGTCAATGATTTATTGTCCTTTGCTACATTGTTTACAGCCTTCCTCAAGCGAACTTTCTCCTCGTCCTTCTCCCATTTATCTTGGTCCTTTACATAGACCGTCTCACGCTTCAAATCCGTACAATGTACTGGACGGTCATGTAGTTCCATATTGTTAATCCTTTCCACCATGACTTTTGAAATCCCGTCTACGAATCCCAGTTCCCCGGTTTGAATGAAGTCCTCTATTGTTAGGTTCATGGTGTTGACAAAATCAGTTAACGACATTGCGTTCTTACAATCCTCATTTAAGAATACGTTAAGGTTGAACTTGTTATGGCTATTCACATTATTGTTGGTATTGTTGTTATTCACAGTATTCCCCATATTCCCCATATTACCAGCCATTTCCATCATTTGTTTATTTTGATCTACTAATAATTGCTTGAACTCTTGATTCTGCTTCAATAATTCGACCATTAATGATGGGTTATCAAGGATAGTATTCGCATTTGTGGGTTCAGTGTGCGTGCATGTTTTTTTATGACGCGATAACCCGGAATGATATTTGTATACGTTTCCACAATCACATGAGTAAGATTGTTTGCCCGTAATTGCCCCTGTTCCATTATCTTCATGTATCTTTAGGTGTTTACGAGTAGATAAATGTCGTTCATAATCATATTTTTTAATGCAATTAAAGTCACAACTATCACATCTGTATATAGTTGCCCTTTTTGCCCCTAAATATTTATCATTCATATATCTTATAATGATAAATATTTTACGCTATAAATACTTTCACCCTTAATATACTTATTTTTTACAGTAACGACATTTTACAATAAAAATCCCAAATAAGAGCATAATGGTAACAATCCCATATTTGCATGTTTCTATTTACAAAACTCTATTCCCCAAATGAAAAAAGGACATTTATTTATGTCCGTTTCTATTTAGTTAAGCCACTTATTTTCTCGGTTTTTTTAGAAGAAGTAGAGAACATCGTTTAATAATATGGGAGTATAATATATAACATGGTTGCTCAATTAACCGATGCAACCATTCAAACAGCAGTGAATGCGTGGATAAGTGATCCAACTCAAGCCCAATTCACGAATGCCGGTAACAATCCATATTATGGTCTTATTGCGGGTTGGGATACTAGTCAAGTCACTGATATGTATAACTTGTTTAGCGATCAAATTTCATTTAATGGCGACATCAGTCAATGGAACGTGTCCGCAGTCAACAATATGGAGGCCATGTTCGTGGGTGCTACTACCTTTAATGGTGACATTAGCCAATGGGACGTGTCTGCAGTCAACAATATGTGGGCCATGTTCTTAGGTGCTACTGCCTTTAATCGCGACATTAGCAGTTGGAACGTGTCTAACGTCACCTATATGCAGTACATGTTCAATGGGGCTACTGCCTTTAATCGCGACATCAGAGGATGGAGTGTATCTGCAAGCACCGTTAGGACTAATATGTTTACGGGGGCTACATTAATGATCGAAATTTATTTGGCCCCACTCACCCCAACACCAGCAACTCAATGGTTTATAATAGACCAACCCATATTAGTATCCAATATTTGTTTTCCTGCTGGAACGCTAATTGCCACGAATCAAGGAACTGTTCCTATTGAAAAAATTAACCCAGAAATCCATACTATTC